ATTTGTCGAGGTCGCTCAGTACGTAGACAGTTACAATAGTATCCCTACCAAGGGTGCATTGAAGGTGTCTATCGATGAGAAATCTAATATCAATGAGGAGCAATACAAGCAAATCAATGATATGATTGATTCTTTATCGTATGACGATAAGACTGACCTCGACTGGCTGGTTGACAAGACTGAAAAGTTCTGTCAAGACAAAGCCATCTATAATGCTGTTCGTGAGTCCATTCTAGTGCTAGATGGTAATCACAAACAATTAGATAAGGGTGCTATCCCAGAACTTCTTGAGAAGGCTCTGGGTGTATCCTTTGATAACAGTGTGGGTCACGATTACTTAGATGATTCTGATGAACGTTACAATTTCTACCACACTAAAGAAGATAAGATTCCATTCGATCTGGATTTGATGAACGTTATCACTAAAGGTGGTGTGTCACGTAAATCACTCAGCGTTGCGCTTGCAGGTACAGGTGTTGGTAAGACATTGTTCATGACCCACTGTGCGGCAGCCAATCTGACTGCCGGATTGAATGTACTCTATATCACAATGGAAATGGCAGAAGAACGTATTGCAGAGCGTATCGATGCCAATCTATTAGACTTGACTGTAGACCAGTTGCGTGAAGTACCACGTGATGTCTACGAGAAAAGACTCGGTCGTGTGAAGAATAAGTCTACTGGTAAGTTGATCGTAAAAGAATATCCAACTGCTAGTGCTGGTTCTAATCACTTCCGACATCTGCTAAACGAATTGAAACTAAAACGTAACTTCAAGCCAGATATGATCTACATCGATTATCTGAACATCTGTATGTCTTCTCGTATTCGCATGGGTGGTAGTGTAAACTCTTACACACTAATCAAAGCAATCGCAGAAGAGTTACGTGGTCTTGCTGTTGAGTTCAATGTGCCTATCATGTCTGCTACTCAGACTAATCGAACTGGGTTCAGTAGTTCTGACTTGAACTTAGAAGACACCTCAGAATCATTTGGTCTACCCGCAACGGCTGACTTTATGTTTGGTTTGATCTCTACAGAAGAATTAGAATCCCTTGGTCAGTTGATGATCAAGCAACTCAAAAATCGTTGGGGCGATACCAATGCTCACAAGCGTTTCGTTGTCGGTATCGACAGATCGAAGATGCGTTTATTTGATGCTGAAGAGAGTGCCCAACAAGGTCTTATGGATGACAGTCCAGTGATGAACAAGACACCCGTTGGTCAAAGAATGAGCAGTGAAAATGATGGCGATACTGTCCTCAGTTTCAAGGGTAAGTCTAAGCCTAAGTTTGAGGGATTCAAGTAATGTCGTATGTTATCAAGAGTGATAATAGTATCCACATGGTAGTGGAGAAAAGAAGTAGTCTGATTATGCAGAAGTTTAGTAATAAAACACAAGCAAGGGAGTTATGCACTCAGCTAAATCTTGGTAATGGTTTCGGGGGCTGGAGCCCTAGTTTTATGGGGTTGGGAGTTTTTTATCAGCCCAATAAAAAAGGCGACTACTCGCTAGAATAATCACCCTCTTTACTGGACTGATACGTGGCAGACCCGAACCCCACGGACATTCTTGATGTTACGTCTGCTATTCCTGGTATGATTTCTCAAACACTTGCCTCTTACGTTGTTTACACGTACTAACACGCACCCGATCTTATTTATACAAACACGAAATTCAGAGAAGGAACTACATGGACGATCCAAAAGACAATCTTAGTTATGCTTGTCTACAGATAGTTGATGATGATATGAATCTAATAATACCTTGGTACATTATGGCAATGTACGCAAAAGATGAATTAGGCGAAACTCTCTTAGATGAGAAAGTACTTGACAAGCTACGCAATCGTATGATACAATATTGGGATAAGATAGAGCATAGATACAAAAGCTTTATCTCGTTAGAAGATGTGCGTGAAGGTAATAGGTTAGAGGATTACCCGACACACACATTCTCAAGTGTAAAAGTATTATGGGAGTCATATTATGGCAAAGAGCGAAAAATTAGTAGACCAGATCATTGAGGCAATCGAAGAAGCACGTATCCTCGAGTGTGCAATGGAAGAGTACTCTAAAGAAAGGATGTTAGTTACGGCCCAGAGGTTATCTGGTACTACCATGACAACTGAAGAAATAGATCAATTTATGTGTGAAATATTTTCAAAAAGGGGTTGACATTTCTGCCAAACCTGTTATCATAGCATAGTAAATTGAAATGGAGATGAAAATGAAAAACGTTCAACAGAAGATGCAGGCGATTAGTGCCGCTCAGAATGCCTTCGCTACTATAGAAAGTATTCGTCCAGGTGCGATACCTCAAGAAACTAAGGTGCTGTTAGCTGAACTGAAAGTTGATCTAATGGATATCCAAGATGCCCAAGAAGAGGAGAACTCTATTGGTCCATTCGGAGAAATGGATAAAGTAGTTGATAATTTTTTTGAAAATAGTGCATTTTAGGGGTTGACATTTCCGAAAATGTGTTGTACAGTACAGTATAACATAAAGAAAGTGAGTTATATTATGAATATTGATTTTACAAAAGTTGATGTACAATACATTGGTGATTTGGATATGAAAGACTATCCAGACTTCTGCGATGCTTATATCGAAGAAGCCTTAGTAGATGGTGAGCCAGCTACTGAAGAACAACTTGACGCCATAAATGAGAATGCGGATTTCGTTTACGAAGAAATTCAAAATTATTTGTTTTAGGGGTTGACAATCTGGTACAGATGTACTATATTAGTATAGTAAGTTCATGAAAGGAAATATATTATGTGGTTTGTAGAAGCTTTGATTAGTGTCGAGACTGGCGAAAAAGAGCGTTACGAGTATTTGACTGAAGAGCAGTCACGTGCTGTTCACTCTATGTACAGTCAACAGGGAGTTGCAATGGTTCAATCTGGTCAAATGTCGTGATCAGGGAGAAGACTGATAAGGAATTGATTATCGACTTATCGGGCCCAGATGGTAATTCGTATTACTTGTTACAACTAGCCAGACAGTTATCTCATAAGACTGGTAACGATTGGCAGACCGTATGTTCTGAAATGACTGCGGGTGATTACGAAGACCTTTTACTAACGTTTGATAGTTACTTCGGTGACTTAGTTATCTTGGAGAGATAGATTATGAAGATTGTTATTCAGACTCAGTTTATGGAAAACTACGCTTGGAACGAAGATGGTTCCCTCGGTACTGGTACAGATGCGTACTGGAAGTACAAGGGCGGTGATACGTACATCGTTGATGCTACGGTTGAGCAGGCTCAGGCGTCTACATTCTGGAGCAATCTAGAGGCACACATCGAATACTCTAACGATATGGCTCAGGAGTATATCCTTGGCATGGAAGTTATTGATGAGTGTGACTTCAAACTTGAGGACCATATTCAGGAGTGGGAAGCGCCAATCTATCTCACTGCTCAAGATGATGGGTTCGTTGCGACCAAAACAACTGAGAATGGTGAGTTTGGTTATATGAGGTCTGAGATCAAAACTAAGATTGAGACTTGGACTGTTCTTCCTGAGAATGATAGGGATAACTACACATCTCAGTTTGTCATGGAAGACAACAGTGTTATCCCTTATAAGCAACTTGAGTCGTATCTCAAGGCAGCCTAAGATCAGAAGGAACTGATAGTAGAGGGGTGGGGAGATAGTGGCAACGCTGTCTCCCTTTATTATAAATAACACTGTCTAGTCAACAGAAATGAATAGAAGAGATATGAAGACTTTTAGAGGATACCTAGCAGAAGTGGCGACATTCAGTCCTAAAAACTTTCCGTCAGATGTAGGTAAGAACAGAGATTTTACTGGTGCTGGTGAAAGAACGACCTATGCGCCAGAGGTTCTGACCGATTACAAATTCAAAGAGGGCTTTCCTATGGAGAAGCCTGCACCTTTGTATTCAGAAGACGGTACTGTTGTAAAGCAATTGAAGAAGGGCGAAACAGTACACTTTACCATTCCTGCTACATTACATAGATCAACAGAGTTTGGCATTACGAGACGTACAACTCTCGCACCAGTTTCACTCAAAGGATTTGATCAGCGACCAGATGGCTATGTTGCTATTAGTGCAATAGTGAAGCCAGGTGGGGGCGCACAAGGACGTGTAGGCGCTGGATCTAAAACGCAAGATATGGTTGCACTATATGTGAAAGACCATGCGTTCAAGAATGGTATCGAAGTAGAGACAGAATTCAAGACAGCTAGACCAGGGTCAACTATTCCCGATCTAGTAATGACTATTGACAAGAAGACTACTCAGTTTGAGATCAAAGGTACAAGTAATCGTACAGCACCGATTACGTTCTTTGACAAATCAGTCAAGCGTGGTGGTCGTAAGCCAGAGATAATTGAAGAGATTGCAGATGTATACAGAACCACTCTGAGAGTCGATGGCAAGAAAGTAGATGCTGAGATGAGAAAGATGAAGTTGCCTCCAACGTTTATTGGATTGATCGACTACTTCAACTCTCGCAATTCTACAATAGGACTAGCAGGTGATACAGGCGTAGTGAAGTCTGGTAAGTTACCCGCTGAGTTTGCCATCACCGATAGAACAATCTTATCGAAGATGCGTAGTGTTATTATCGATCACTTCGGTGAAGGTGGTGATGACTACTTTGTAGTACACAATCGTTCTGGCGATAAGTTTGAGATATACTACGTAGGTGGCGGTGATGCTGGCAACGTACTGAAAATGCCAGAACTTCCAGTATTCAAATCATTTGTGCTTGCTACATACGGTGGCGCATCGGGTGGATCAACACGTGTAGGATTGAAGATAAAGCTATGATGAGACTAACGAACTATCTTACTGAAGAAAAGAATGTACACATGGAGCATTTAGAGGATAATGTCCTCAATGCTGGTGTAACTGGCGCAAGACAAAGTATAAACTACTTACGTTCATTGCGTGACATGATGGCAGGTGATGCAAAGGCACCAGTCAATCTAACTGTCAAATGGGACGGAGCTCCCGCTATCTTTGCAGGTAAAGATCCCTCTGACGGCAAGTTTTTTGTTGCCAAGAAAGGTATCTTCAACAAGAATCCCAAAGTGTATAAGAGTGATGCAGACATAGATGCAGACACATCTGGTGATTTGAATACAAAATTGAAACTAGCGTTGGAGCACTTTCCATCGCTAGGAATTGAAGGAGTTGTCCAAGGTGATTTCCTATATGCGAAAGAAGATATTAGAAAAGAAACTATTGATGGAACATCGTATATTACTTTCCATCCTAACACCATTGTTTATGCGATACCAACGAAAAGCGACCTTGCTAAGAGAATCATGCGATCCAGCATCGGTGTGGTATGGCACACTACTTACAGAGGAAATAGCTTTGAGGAAATGTCAGCAAGTTTTGGAGAAGAGATTGCGAGCAAACTCAAAGAAAGCAAACAAGTCTGGTCAGTAGACGCAGTGTATAAAGATGTCTCTGGTAATGCAAGCATGACCAAGAAAGAGACCGCAGATATCACTAAGGTATTATCTGCCGCTGGTAAGAAATTCAATACTATCAAGCGTGGTACGTTTGACGGTATTACGAATCATCCCGATAGATTGTTGAGAGTGAAGACATTCATCAACTCTAAAGTAAGACAGGGTGAGCAAATCAAAAACCCTAATAGGTTTGTCACAGAACTCATGGACTATATTCATGACTACTACCAAAAAGAGATCGACAAGCTAAAGACTGCGAAGAGTAAAGCTGGTAGAGTAGAGAAGCGCAAAGACATTCTGTCGTACTTCGCTA